AAGGAGCATTGCTATGACTATAAGTCAAAACAAAGCTTGCGCCCAACTGTGCGCTCTTGGTCTACCAAAGACTCAGAGGCTGCAGATCCTAAACCTGGTGTCCAAGTGGACACTGGATTCTGGACCCGAATGGACTACCGCTCGGCTGAAGGATTATAAGCAAATATTAATCCATAAGCTGGCTGGTTGTCCGACAACTATACCGTGGATCGCTTGCGATTCCCACGGCGTCCCGAAAGGGCCGTTCAAAGCTCTATTCAATATCCCGTTGAGGGACAAGAAGAAAGTGATGAAGGCATTATCAGTGCTCCAGATCTATACGGTGCTGACCTCGCAAGAGGTAACAGCCAAACAGTGGAAGAAATTCCAAGGTTCCGTAGAAAATCCAATGGAGGAGAAGCCCAGTTGTCCAGTGGTCAGGCGGGTGCCGAGGCCTCCCTCAAGGGAGGTTAAGACACCTAGCATCGACACGACTGCATGGTCGACTTCGCGGCGGGCCCCTTATTGGGACCTTAAGCGGGGACGGGTATGCACTGCATATGAATGCGATGTACATGTGTGGTTAAGGAGTGCGTTCTCTAACCCCGTGGTTCAACACCACGGTTGTATTAAACGCGCCTTGGCCCTGGCTTGGAAATCCGAGTCAGGGAGAGTGAACGGGCTTGGGAAGGAATTCCCATTCCATACACTCCTGGACGTGCGCGCTTGCGCGCAGCCAGAATTCTGGGGCAAAGTATCCTTTATCCAAGAACCGGGAATGAAACTAAGAGCCGTGGCCAACCCTAATAGGTTGGTTCAGCTCTACCTAGAACCCCTCAAAAGGGAACTGGGTAAAATAGTTAAGACCAGGTTCGAAGGTAAGGACTTTACATTCGACCAGGATGCCGGAATACGGAAAGTTCAAGGTTGGCTGAAAGATGGTTCAATGGTTTATACCGTTGATCTTTCTGATGCCACCAATAATTTTCCGCTCCGGTACCAGGAAGATATCCTTAATTGCGTTGCCCATGGTGGGCTTGAGGAACACTGCCGGATATTCTCCGAAGCAGCTAGGGGCCCTTGGAGGGTCCTCGATCCGACGCAACAACGGGAGAGAGAAATCAGATGGAGAAAAGGGCAACCCCTTGGTTTGGGGCCATCCTTCTTTCTGTTTACCATGTCCCATAGCACCCTCCTGGAGGAACTCCAGAAGAAGTGGGGTGGGGATTATTGCGTACTGGGCGATGACGTTGCCGTCAAAGGTGACGCTCTTAACCTGGCGTACAGAGAAGCTCTTGATTCTCTGGGTTCTCCCGTATCCGAA